TCTTTCAGTCAAATGATAACCTAAGGAAGGATTTGAATTGTACCAGGCATCCACATCATGGATATCTTTCATATCCTCTACTGACCACTCGGCCCAACCAGAATACTTCGATTTACCAAATAGCGTTTTGTCGCGATAACTTGTAAAAACAGTACCGCTCGAAACCGGGGTAGGTGGTGTACCACACATGATCGTCATTGGGTTTTTACTATCGGTTACGGTATACTTCAACGCTGATTCTTGTTCAGTGGTGTATTCTTGGGCTTCATCAATTACAAGCAAATCAAATCCTTCGCCAAGCCCACCGCTAGATGTTCTTGTTCTAAATTGGATCACGCCACCTGTTGCATACAACTCCAATCGTTCTTGCCCTTTGGCTTTGATTGAATTGAAGTCTTCGCCCTCAATATATCCCGAATCTTCAAGCAGTTTTTTTACCTGCTCATATGAAGCATGAGACGTACTGATCCTGTGAGCCGTATGCAATATGCTTAACCCTTCTTCAAGCGCATCTAATTCAACAATGTAAATAACTTCGGTTTTACCGTTTCGCCGTGGAATAGAGAAACCAAACTTTTGGTGAACCCACAAATCATCTGCATCGATGGCCAAAAGAGGTTCAAGCATATCGATTTGCCAATCGTAACAATTGCGCCCGGTTCTTTGGTATCTTTCAACCGCTCTTTGAGATACAGATCTATCGTATGGAAGAATTACCGATTGAGTAGGATGTTGATTACCAAATTTTACTTTAGTAGCCATAAACTATCCCCTTTCAATCTCGATCATGCATGATAACCCTGTCGCTGGGAGATATCGGATCACGCATCCTTTCTCAAATTAAGATTTTTCCTGTTTTGGATTTTTTGTTGCTTTTGCGGATCAGTCCAGGCTTTTGACCAAACATTTTGTTTCCGGCCATCGCCCGGTTTGTATTCGACTATGCATTTACACCTTTCGTGCCTTCTGTAAACATCATCTGGTAAATCGTAATAATCAAATGATCCAGCTAATTTTTTACACCAGTCGCATGCATGCCCAACAAGGGTTCTGTTAATTGTTGGTCTAAGACCTGATTTTGCATGAAAATCGACATTCGCTTTGATGACATCATCAACAACACTTTGGCTAAAATTAACAATTGGTTCTCCTAATACCCATTTAACAGAGTCGAAGTCTTCCGCTGCAGATATCTTATTTACCATGCCGTTTACCCTATCTTGATTGAATTCAGGCTTCTGACCTCGTATTTTTATTGCCGCTTCTTTATTTAATAGTTCTTGGACATCGACAGCAAAATTTGATATTAAATCATAATTATTTTTCAAAGTTTCATTGAGTAGCCTATCAGCGATATTGAAGTACATTTTCCCATCAGGAAGGATATCGATACTAATATTGTTGCCTAAAACATTTGCTAGTATTTCGCCAACTTCAATAGCAAACTCATTAACATTCTTGTAAGTTGCTTTCTTGTTTTTTAGTAGAGAAAAAGCAGACTTCAACTTCTGACTGTTGATTGTCTGCTCACTAAATTCATTATTAATCTTTTCGAGTAACGCAGGAACAATATCGTTATCCATTGTTATCGCCACCTTTTAATCCTGTTAAATCTCTTATTGTTTCACTGTTGATATAACCAGGAATAGCTTGATTCAATTTGATTGCACCATCGCCGATCAACGTGAGTGTATTGGCATCAGCTTCAAATAATGGTTCCCACTTCGGGATTGTTTTGGCAAACTGATATCTAAAATAAGGATATTCATCACGCAAACACGCTGCAATAAATGCAACGTTCAATATTCCGGAACCTAACGATCGTTGTGCTTTACGCCCAGCTAGCCGTAAATTTTCATGGCTAGCTCGAATCGCTTCAACCGATGACGGATTATCGGAAACAAATCCCAAGTCATCCAAAGTCAAACCAGTTTCACCAGCAAAACCAGCAGCTGCAGTTTTTAATTGCTCTGTAAATGGTGTCATGCTAGAAGTCGTAAATTGACCAACTGTAGGAGCAGTTTTATTTTCACCAACAGTAAATTCAAGCATCGCTGATATTGTTGCTTTCCAGGTATCTAACGGTTCTGAATCTTGGTCAGTGCCTAACACGTATTTTTGTGGGAAAGAGTAAAATTCTGCTGTGATATCTGCACGTTCCAAAGTACGCTTAGCGTACGACTGATAATACATGCCTGATCTCGTTATTCGAGAACGGCCGAATGGACGTACTGCATCTGGACGGTGAATCACCGGTACCAATAACGGATAATCGAAACTATGTTCAATTGGTTCGTCTGGTATATCTTTATCCGCGTAATAGTAATACGTAATGCCCGGAAGAAAATACGCTTCAATTGCAGGATTTCCATCTTTATCTCTTTCAAGCACTGCATAGCCCTCGTTTAATAATCCAGTGATCGGATCAATAACCCCAGTTGCATTGCTCGCTTCGATAATTTGAAGTCGTGGAATATCGCCCTCTCCTTTTGAAATATAAACGAATGAGCAAGAAGCGATCAATGATGATAAAACCAAACTATCAAAAAATACATCTGGATTATTTGCTTCAAAAATTTCATTTACTTCAAAATCATCATGTTCGAATTCACGAAATACCAAACGATCCGCTAATGAATCCACACCTTTAGCACACCAGCCTAAAACGGATCGATACCTTTTCCTTATTTCCGCTGGAATGGTAATGCCAAAAACTGATTCTTTCTTTTTCATATCGTATTGTTCATACCGCATATCTACACGGATTTTATGCGTGGAAAGCTTGTTTCTTAAATAATCAATGCCATAAAATTCCATTATTTTGCTCCTTTCAAAATGTCGCGCGAGAAAATATGTACAGTGACTGCGTGAAGCTCGGCCACATGGCCGGAGGGGTACCCATCCCCCCTCTCTCTTTGCGCGTATCAGGTTTTAAAAACATTTTCGAATGATTATATACAAAATATTTAATCGCCATAAGAAGCCCAATCAGCGCTTTGTGGAAGGTTTCTGTTACCTACAACTTTAGGCGCTTCGTCCTTGGTTGTGTAAAGCTTGTCAGACTTCTGTCGGTTGCATGTCCAGTGAGCCAGCTGCAGGTTTTCAATGCTAGATGGATGACCACCTTTGTTGATTGGTACCATGTGATCTACTACTGGACTCAACGGATGCGGCGCCTTAAATGATTTATCAATAGGCTTACCACAAATCCCACAAGTGTTCTGGGTCTTCATCAGTATCTTCTTGTTCTTCTCAAAGGCTACCCGGTGGGGTCCTTGTCTATCCGCTCTTAGTGCCATAATAGAGGGGGTCCTTTCTTAGGGGTGGGTGTACTAAAACGTTTCAATGTCTACGGATTTAAAGACATCTAATAACTTAGGGAACTGAATAGCAATCCAATCCACTATTTCTTCATCTCTTCCCCATTTACTATTGTGATCCAGTCCGGATTCAAATAAGATTGCATGAATGATCTCATGTCTTATTGTTCTCTTCTCGTAATGTTCCATAGCCTGCATATTATCTGGATTACCATCATCAAGTATTGCAATGAATATTTCTTTGGTAGTGAAGTCCGTCAGTCCGTCAGCACCACTCATGAAAGGTTTATCAATTTCAGATGTATCTTTGTATATTGTGTACTCTGTTCCTAGTACATTTACTTTGCTAAATTCCTTCATGATTTTTCTTCCAATGCCCTACCCATAATCTTGGGATAAATGAAAACCGCGTTACGTCTTACTCCGGTTGACACACCTAAATAGTTAAATTGCAGCGAATCAAGATCATCTGTTGAAACTTCTTTAAAATCTTTTACATCTTCGAACTTCATAGTTTGCCCATCCGGTAGCCAAATAATTAAACTTTTCATCTGTAATTCCTCCTTGAAATTATGTACACAAAAAGACAGCACTAGCGAATTCTGAAATGAGGAGGTTCACCTCGATTCAAAAAATTGTGCTGTCTTTCATATTCGTCAAAGAAGTTTCGCGATAAGGAGATTGCCTCCTTTCGGTTTATGAGTATGTGAGTAGCCATAGACCGTCTCTCTTAATCTTTTTGACAATATCATAATACCTTATTTAATAATCGTTATGCGTCGGAAAATGACCATAAAAGGTTCACTGATTGACCGCTTAGTGATCATCTATTACATTAACCAATTCAGTTGTTTCTTCTTTCATAATCAATAACCCCGTAGACTTACAGAACTGAATTAAGCCCGCTTGACTTTCTTCAACAATTTTAGTCTTACCTAAATATGTGCGCTCTGCAATATCTTGAACTCCAATACCGTACACATATCTAAGCATAAATATTTGCCTCCTTCTTTCAGTTCCGTCTTGCTTTAAGGGGTTTGCTATAGAAAGGTATCCATTACCAAAGATACTGTGAAGTTCTTTGTATTCCGGCATATATTCTTCTCGTTCAATGAGAAATCTCTCTGCATCGCCATCATACTCTCTGTAAGGTGTAGCTGGTGTCGGATTAAAAGATTGAGTCATCTTAGGCATTCTATTCTTTCCTACCTTCTCGCGAACTGCTCCGTACTCAATCATAAATATTTCAAAGTTGTATTTAGTTGCTTTCATGTCTACATCGCTTGGTTTAGGCATTTGATACTTTTCTAAATTAAAAGTCGGCATACAGGTGGCTCCTCCTTATGCTATAATATCTTTGTCGGAAATATTTTTTTACAGTCGGAGGAATCCGGCTTTTTTTATTTACTAAAATGCGGTCCATGTTGATGCTCTTCTTCAGTGATCATGGTTTTCAAATTCTTCCCCAGGGCCTTTTTATTTAATGTTCCATTTACTTTGGCTTTTTCTAATAGCTTCCGCTTCTTCTTTTTTACTTTTGATTTTTTCTTTGGCAATGACTTCTTTCTCCTTTTCATCTAATTCTTTTCCAAAAATCACACTAGCAAAAACTGTCGCAAAAAGTGCTGCAGCTGCTAAGATTGCATTATCCGTCTTCAAGCTCCAAGATTATACGAATTTTGAATGCTATTTCTAAAAT